AAGCTGAATTGCTTCGTATAGCCCTGTATGCTCAATCATAGCTTTGTAAATCCTTCGTTCAAATAACCGATTACAGCTTGATTCCAGTCGTTGCCGTAATTGTCGCCTTTATACTGGATTGTTTCAATCTTGTAAATTCCGTTCAAGTGTCTTGCTGTTGTTGATTCTAGCTCGCATAGCCCTGCCACCTTTAATGATGGGTTTATTAAGGTTGTGAAGGTTACTTTGCGTTCTTGCCTTGTAGGGGCGTTAGTGAGACCTGTTGATGCGTTTACGATTGGAATGTAAGTGCCAATGTACTCCGTATCTTTAATTATATAAAGCTTTTCTTCATCAATCATATAAGACTCACCATCATTAAGCTGGTCTTCAATCATCTTGACTGAGTTGCCAACAATGACTTTAGGTCGAATCAATTTATTCTGCTTGGTTATTTTACCAGTGCCGGTATTTTTCATATCACTAAGTATTTCTGTGACTGCTGTATCTTTTCCTTTCACTGTTTTGCTAGTGAATGAATTCAAGAAGTCGAACCCTCCATCAATACTTTCAATTGTGGTTATATAATCAACTCCGGCTCTTTCGCTTTTTGCCGTATGCGCGCTTCCCTTAAATAAAACTTCAAGGCTTCCTTCGTACCCGGCTTTAAAAATAAAAGGAATGTAGTTCCGGTCTTCTGCATCTTTGACCAGTGCATCTCTTTTTTCAGGAACTAAGTTAAATATCTTGATGGTCATTTTATTAATGGCCTGGCCTAGCGACTTAATACAATCAAACTGAACCCGTATCGGTGGCTTTATAAAGTGAGTAAATCCACCAATAGTTATTTCAACTTCGTAATCTCTGCCGAATCGTTTAGACATATAGCTCTCGATACTCTTGAACGTCACTTTGTTCTAAAAGATAAAACTTAACACGGCTTTCAAAGTCATCTATTTTATACGGGTCAAGTCCTGTGTTCTGAGTGCATCCAAATGAAAAGTCGAATGGAAAATTGCTACCAAGCGAATGAACTACACCGAGGCTGCATTTTAACCCATTAACCTTTTTTTCGTTGAATTCAACGTCAAAGCACCATACCTGTGTTGTTGGGTAAAATCTAAGCGTGATTATTAAGTCGCCATCTTCAAGTGGCACATGGTGAATCTGGATAGGGTCGACTGTGATATTAGAAAGGCTTTTCATTTAGAACCTCCCATCACTGACCTATAAGCCGATTGTAAATTGTCGAGAAAGCTAGTCTCAACTTTAACTTTATTAAGCCCTTTGTTTTTTGCCCCGTCAGTTTGCCCATTAGTTCCAGTGCTTGGGTTCTTTTTGCGTGATACCTTAACGAATAGGATTTGAGCGTATCTTATCTGCTGTGCGACAAGTGCATACGTTAAGCTTTCTCCCGTCTCATTATTTTTGGTCGTGACAACTGATGTTATTACCATATTCTCATAAACTCTGCCATGTACTGAAATGCTTACAACTTGCTTTCCAAGCTGTAACTCCTCCATGCGATCAATAAATAGCTCTGGGGCTTTCTTATTATCAACTGTGTTTTTGAATAAGTCTAATACCTGTTCGCCTGACTTTACGACTGAATCAATTCTTCTTCCGATTTGACGGGCATCGTTAGCCAGTTCAAATACCTTGTTAGCTTGGCTACGGGTTCTTTGGGGTAGGTACTGCGTAACGTCACCAACTATACCAACGGAACGCTTGTACAGGTCTTGAAATGCGCTAGGTTCGTACATTACGTTCGATACTTCACCTGAAAGTTTTATCTGTAACGCATTCTCTATAATGTGATCGTTTACAAAGCTTCCGTCTTCAAGCGGGGTCGATGGAACGGCAAGGGTTCTAGTCACATCCTCGGTAGTCCTAACACCAAGAATAAATCCACCGATTCCAATATTCTTGTTTGTAGTTTTTCCGGTTGCTCTAGTTGCTCTTGCGCTAAGAAAGTCTTCTACAATAGCCATTATCTACCGCCCTTCTCTGACTGCATTCGTGCGTCATTCAATTGCTTTCTAAGTGCATCACTTACAGCTTGCCCGGTTGCTTGAGGGTCGCTTGATACTATTTCAATATTAATGTTTTGCTCGACTATATTACTGTTTGTATTGCTTTGGTTGTTTGACTGTGGCTGTGGAACTTTAGGAACGTATGCTTGAGGTACTGAGTTTTCACCTTTTATGTTGTGATTAACTTCTGTATCACCCATTCCGAAAAAGTCTGCAATTTCACTGAGCGCGCCTCCAAAGCCTTCCTTGATTGCCTTGCCTACATCAGTGAATTGTTGCCATAATCTAGCAAGCCATTTTGACGTATCTTCAAGGGTTTTTGTTAAGTTAAAATCAATATTTGCGCTTAGGAATTCATCCACTACCTTGCCAACTTTAACGATATCTTCCCATAGTAAAGCAAGCCAGACTGAGGCATCTTCGATCAGTTTAATTAGGTCAAAGTCGAATTTTGCCTTTAAGAAGTCGTTAATAACTGACTTGCCACCCTTTAATCCGACTATTAAATCTTCAATAGCGATTGCGACAATGGCAACAATTCCAGCGATTAGAATTATAGGCGCGCCAATTAATGCCATCGTACCGGCAAAACCAAGTGCCTGTATTTTAGCAAGTAAGAATGCACCCGCGATCAAAGCAATCACGGGGGCTAGGTTCGTGAATAAGCTGATTAAGTTATTAGTCCAAATACCAAGCTGTTTGAAGAACTCAATCACATCGTCTTTATGCTCTTCCATAAACATTTTAAACGACTCGAACATGTCTTCCATTGCCGGGGCCATTGATACGGCTATAAGCGTTGAAATTGTATCGAGGCCTCTCTTTAGCTCTGAGAATGAATCGTTATAGTCGGTGATCGTCTTGCCGTTAGCCTTGGTTACTTTGCCAAATCGTTCCGACTTTATTATTAATCTTTCAATCTCTTCGCTACTTTTATTCATCATCTGAAGAAGGCTTGAATCAATCCCAAGTACTGAAGTCATAGACTTCTGTTCTTGCATAGATAAGCCCATTTGCTTGAAGCGGTTACTAACTTCCATTAGAACTGTGTCTGCACTCTTTACATTTCCATTCATGTCTCGAACTGAAACGCCGATACGTGCAAAGTCTTCACTTCCTTTTAATGATGCCTCCCCAATCTTTTCTGACAAGCTATCAATTGTTGATTCGACTGCTTGCATATCTGAACCAGACTGGCTCGCTGCAAAGCCGAGTTCTTGAATCTTCTCAATAGATACGCCCGTCTCTCTTGACAACTGAACCATGCCATCTTTACTAGCAAGCTGGGTTGTTACAAAAGCACTCAATGCACCACTAACAGCAACAACACCCGCAACAAATCCGGCAAGCATTGTGATTGAATCGGTAAGTGCATCGTTATAGTCTCCAAGGGGCTTTGTGCCACCCTCAAAACTGAACTTTGTGATTACTTCATTAACTACTGCCATTTCGTGAAGCCTCTATTAAGTGATTTTGTATATCGCTCTGAATACTCTCGAACTCGATTATATCAAGATAGTCTGGAGTATCTAAGCTTTTGATTTCTTCTAATGAGCCATAGCCCGCTTTAACGATAAATAATATTTCCATCATCAAATCATCAACATTAGAAAACTCAATAAGGCTTTCGCTACTTCTTTTTACGTGGAAGCCTAGCTTGTAGGGCTTCCGCTCATAAAAGGATATGAAATAACGCCGAATGCTACCATAATAAATTTCATGTAGTCTTGTGCATGGTCATCCCAAAACATCGGGGTCTTGCTGATTAGTGCGCCATCGACTGTTACGTGTTCATTAATGATTTGCTCGATTGCTTCAAACTCATCTGAACCCATAAAGGTTAATTGGCTTTTCTCTGCATCTGCTTTAATGCTCGTAAAGAATGAGAACACCTTCAGTCTTTTTCGGTGTGTCATTTTAGTAAAATTAAATTCGGTATCATTGATTGTCGCTGATTGGTCTTTGTGACATTCAATAATTAAATTCTGGCTTTGCTTAACTTGTTGTTCTTGGCTCATTATCTTTCTCCATTAAAAACCCCCATAGCGGGGGCTTATGTATTGCTATACGTTACGAACTGCATCACGGAATTGAACTGAATATTCCATCAAGTCGCTACCATCCAAGTTGTTCTTAGTAATAACAGGCTTGGTTGTAATTGAACCGCCTTCAAGGGTATGTGATTCCTTGCTTGCTGTGCCGTCTTTAACGAAGTTTTCTACCATTGAACCGTTCAAGATAGTTGGTGATTCCTGATTGATTACAGTGTTCATGAAAATATCAGAATCGCTATACTTCTGCACACGGAATACAAGATCTGCCACGCCCCCATCTGTACGTTTATTGATACTTACCCCACCACTTACCGAGTTAGTTCGGCTTGTAAGCGGATTGACTGAAGTAAGTGTAAGGTAATCACCAACCGCAAAATCGTTAATGATTGTGCCATTCAACTCAAAGGTTGTTAGGTCTGCATTTATTTGAATGTTACTAGCCATTTCAGCTCTCCTTAAATATTGAAGTTGATGATAATATCGACTTCATGAATTGCACCAGCGTTCTTAACAGCACATTGTAATACAGGTGATTTTCGCGCCTGTCTATCAGCTTGTGGTTGATCTGCTAATGATCCAGCTAACCAGAAGTACCCCATGCTTTCGATTGAGCGCTTAAATGCTTCAACGTCACCGAATGAATCAGGACTTGACCAAGTGCCGGGTGCGAAAACGCCAGCTCTTACAAAGCCACGGGTTGTTTTCTCACCCTGAGAAATAAGTTGATTAACACCTTTCTGGGTTTGTGGAATTTTAGTGCCTGTCTGCTTGAGCAAGTTGAACATATCGGTCTGGACTGCATCGACAAAAGCAATCAAATTGTACACATTATCTAAGAAGTCATTCGCTCCGCTTGTAAGAACTACGGTCACATTCTTGATGGTGGTGTAAATATCTAAACCGACCTTTTTAGCTTTGCTGATTTCTGACTGAGTGTACTGCTCTGCTGATACCCCGTTAAGCTCTTTAAGGTTCATCGTGAGAGCTGAGTTCTGAGCATTGAAATTAACAGTGTGAGCGCGTGCCATCATCGCAACTGCAATGTGTCGAGAGCCAGCTTTAGAGTACATCATGCGGTAATACGTTAAACCGCTTAATTTAATATCCCAGACCGCGTTTGTAATATCAATCTCAAGATTCAATGAGCTGTCGAAAACGTCATAACCCAATACGCTATTAGCCTGTGACCAAGTAGCAAGTGCTTTTGACTCATCATCTGTTGGGTTATCGATAAACATAAACCCTTTGAAATTAACCAAGGCTTTAAGCTCTGTTGCGGAAGTTTCTTTTGATTCCGCGGTTAGCGTTGCTGTTGCCAATCCATCAAGAGCGGATGCCCCGGAACCAGAGGATAAAGTGAAAATGTTACCAAGGAATGTCCCAGTACCACCGTCAGTCATGAAACTAATTGCTGATGTTGCCCCGGTGGTGTCGCTTGTTACTACATATTTTTGGTCAATTACTGAAACGACCGCGCCCGTGATTTCCGTATTCAATATAGCTAAAACATCCGCTGTGTCTGTTGATGTTTGGAAGTCCAAGGCTGTTACCGACTGGGTTGTACCATCAATATCAATATCGAATGAGCCATCTGGAATAGCTTGAAGCGAACCAATCAAGGAAGCCTCACTTAACTGCGTACCTGTCAGAGTTCCAGCAGTCGCACTTACTGTTTCATCAACTGCTCGATGATAACCAATGACTAAATACCCGCCCGCGTTTACGGGGTTAGGCTGTTGTGCGAAAAAGGTCTTGGCGTACTGATAAGCTTGTGAAGCTGTGCCGAAGTCACTAGCAACGCTTGCTATATCAGTATAAATTGATTCGCGCTTATATGAGTTTAAAAAGTTGCTCTCACTCGTAAGAATAGCAACGATGTTCATATTGTCACGGCCTGCCAATTGACCTTCGGGAATCAATGCGACATTAACGACATTTGAGATATTAGCCATTTTTATAGCTCCTATTAATTAACGATTATTTCGATTTGTGGCGTATCTATTCTTAAAGTAGATACAGCTTCATGGTGGTTGTACGTGACATTAAAAACTACATCGTACCGCTCATTGTAAGTCGAACCCTGCAATGCCTTGATGTTGTCAACCCTACTCGCATTATAGACCGCTAGGGCATTTAATACACAGAATTGATATGCAACCTCTGACTTTAGTAATACTCGCAGTTTATTTGCATTGGCACTTGCTGAACTTCCAAAAAATGAAACTGTAACTTGGGTCTTAATTACGGCATTGTAATACTCTGTCTCGGTCGCGTAATCATAGTCATAAGTCTCACTTAAAGAATCGTTTCCGATTGAATCTATTACGATCGTGTTGCTTTGAAGAAGTGGCGAATTATAATTCTCTCTGCCAATCAAAACCATGGATGGGTCAAAGGTTAAAATCTCAACTACCAGGCCTGCTACTTTTTCAAGAATTGCCATTATTTAACTTCCTCATACGTTGCGCCGTACATTCCGTATTCTGCCCCGGCCTTGATACTGATTGCTACCCAAAGAATATCATCGTATCTTAATTGGTCTCCAATATTGATAGAGAAGGTGCATACGGTCTCGATATATCTCAGGCTGTAATCAATAAGCGCTTTGTTTATCTTCTCAAGTGGCGCTGGAACTACTGTTGCGCATTCGTTTGTTTCTACCCCCGTGATAACTGGGTGAAAGTTTACGACTGTTTGAGTATTGACCACTCTAATGACTGGCACTGAATAAAATAATACTCCGGCTCGCATATTTGGGATATTGTAATTAGTCACTTCGCACCGCGCTTGATATTGATTGTTTTAGTGTACCTTTGTCAACTAGGATTGCTGATGAACCTTTAGCCTCTTTAGTTGATTCCTTTAGGGCTTCCCATTGACCATAACCACCCGTCTCAAAAGCTTCACCGATAAACTTCTCAACATAAACTCCGACTCTAGCTAGTGCCTTCTCTGAGTCCATGCCGTCCTGAATAACTTTTTGAAATTGAATTTGAGTAAACTTCAATATTTTCTTCTGGTTTAGGTGGATAGGCTCTCGCAACCATGAACGCATTGGAACTCCTATGCCATATTCATGCTTGTAGCCAACTTCCATGACCGTCAGGCCACTATCGTAAACTTTACTGCTGGCCTTCTCTGTCGGTAATCCAACTGCCACACTAAGGCTTAGAGCTTTATCAAGATTCTTTTTGTAAAGATTCAGCTTTTTCAGTGCTTCTTCAGGTTTCATACTACAAACGCACCCTGTCTTGATTTTGTAATCATCAAGAACTTCTGGCCATACTTTGACCAGTTAAAAAATTCGTTGGCACGGCCTGTTATACCGCTTGCCGTGAATGACGTTGATACGCCCAATGCACCGTGACTTGTTACGTCCTTGATTGCCTGGGGGTTTGGTGTAATCTCCGTCAATAACAAATGAGCAACCAAGTTTAAGATTGCTTCATCTGTAGACACGTTCAGACCATAATCGAAATTATAGTAAGCCTTATAAACTGGCTCAATGACAGGAATGTAAGCATCTGCTGTCGCTGTTGGGAATTCGGGAAAACGCGCCTTAAAGTCATCGATTAACATTTCGCTAATTTACCGCTCTTGATTGTATGCTCGATTCGCATTACGTCTGCTTCTGAACGGGCAAGCACTTTGCTTTCTTTGCCGGGGTCGATGTCAACACCACAAATAATAAACTTACGGTTGGATAAGTTAGTCAGCTTGTATTCTGCTGAATTAACTTTTACATCATCTTTAGGTTCATCATCGCTTGAATCATCGCTTGAATCATCACCTTCACCATGTTTCGGTGGGGTCATTTCATCTAATAATGCTTGTAGCTGAGGAACAGTTAACCCTGCAATCTCAACTTCAATTTCCTGTTTAGTAGCTTCTTCTTCGATCATCTCCAGAAGCTCTGCTTTCGATATTTTAGCCATTTTCATTCTCCAATATAAATTAGTGGGGATTCACCTAAGCAAATCCCCGGTACAAATTAAGCCCAAACGTCAGTTAGGACATAACCTGCTGTATCTTCTAAAACGTCTAGTCCGGCAATGCGGTACTTAGATTCGTTTTGGTAAGAGAAAGAACCAGTCTTCAATACTTCTCCGTACATCAACGGCTGTGGAATACGCATAATCATCGCTTCCCCACTTGATGCGAAAAGAACCATATCAGTCAAGCAACGTGCTGAAGAAAAGAAGCTCACTGTTGGGAAGTTCTTCTGTAAAGCAATCAATACTGAATCAGTAGAACCCGCAGTATTGAGCATGGTAGCTCGCAACAAGTTCATAACCTGTACTGGCATTACGCACTGATCTGCCATATAGCCTTCTGTATTAAATACCGCGCCCCACTGAGCGTTGATTGCATCTTTAACATCATCGTACATCTGTATAGCTGTTAAGGCACTAAATAGCCCTGTAGCTCCACCTGATGCAAAACCAGTATAGTTTAGCAAGCCTTGCTTACCGTCAATACCGTTGTAACCGATTTCGTCAACTTCACGCAAGTAAACCTTGTTTGTAGCTTCAAGATACTTAGCAACGATGTTCACGCCCTGAAGTTCTGCTTCCTTAACTTCGTCTTCCGTCCATTTCGATTCAGCTTCACGAATCAAAACTTTCAAATAGCTGTCTTCCATTGAAAGGCTAATACGGCCTTTGTTGTCAGAGTTGTCGCCAGAAGTAGTAAAACCACCCTGCTCAAGAACTCGTAAAGAACCAATTCTACGTGCGTAACCGCCAGTGTTATCCGCTTGAATGCCTGAGTTTACAAACGTCAAATCCGGGTATTTCTTTTCAAAAATAGTTGGGCTGATGAATGTAAGGTTACGTGCAAGCACTGTACCAGCGTAAGCATCTGCGAAGCCTGACTGCTTAGATGAGGCTTTTAGCAATTCCGCAGAATCTAAATTAAATAACTGTCCAATCTTCATTTTGTATCTCCTTATTTAAGACGTACTAACCAAGCCTCGGTAGTTACTTCTTCTAGAAACTCGTATGCGGTTGTGACATTACCTGCTGATGTTGTTGTGGCTTTACCGTACTCACCAGCAGTTTGGTTTTCGACATAAACAACACCACCGAAAGACGGGGTGTCTCCTGTTACAACGTCAACTGTTGCAAGACCAGCGCGTAAAAACTCAACTTGCGAATAAAGATCTGTTGTGATCGTTGCACCGCTCTCTAATGCGTTAGATACAAAGCGCAAAACCACACCAGCGATAACCGGGGTTGCCGAAGCATCAATGTTGTCTAATGAACCAGTGTCCATTTTTGCGAAACGCCCTACTACTAAACCATTCTGGAATGTCTTAGCTGTTAGACAAATGTTGTTTGAACCGTAAAGTTCACCTGAGCCGATTTTGTTTTGGTCGGCTAAATAACCTGTTGCGAAAGCCATGTTTATAGCTCCTTATCTTTTAATTTATCGAAGGGTTTAACCGTACCATCGGCATCGGCAAAGTTTTCATACTGCTTGTTCATTTTAAGCAATTTGAATGCTGTTGGCAATTCGACATCTGAGAACTTATCATCAACTGGGTGGCGACTGCATCTGCCATAATCTTGGGCATTGCTGTGTCACCGAAAGCGTAGGTTGCTGGCAAGAACTCGCGGGCTTTTTCAATTACCTTTAGTCTTGCCACTACACGCTTATCGACTGCATCATTAAAATCTTGGTCTGTGAATGGTGAAGCTTTTGGCTTGCCTTCACCCTCTCCTTCAGCTTCCGGGTCTACTGACTCATCGCCTTGCTTTGCCATTGCTAGTAGTTTTTCAAGTCCTGGTAGCATCTTCTGAAGCTCATTGACT